ACTATGTAGTTATCACACCTGATAAATTACACAGTGTTGCTAATTTAGGTTATTTGAACAGATACACTATGCAACTTACCGGCTTTACACACAAGGACATGTTTATATGAAAATTTTTATTACAGGACACGACGGCTTCATTGGCCAACATATGGTACAGCGTTTACAAGGTAAACACGAGCTTGAATTTCTACAGCATGATTTACGAGATCACGATAAAGTAGGATTTCAAATCCGACAGTTTAATCCAGAGATCATTGTACACCTTGCTGCTCGAACTGAAGTTGAAAAGAGTTTCTATGAGCAGATCACATTTAGTGATATTAACTATACCGGTACAGTAAATCTAATTGAGATTGCTAAAGACCTGCCTAATCTTAAGAACTTCGTGTTTGCTAGTACCATGGAAGTATACGGCTGGCAACCTATCAGTGACTTGATTCGCGACGGTAAGGAAAAAGGTATTTTTGCTTTTGATGAAAGCACACCGCCTAATCCTAATGCTCCATATGCAGTAGCTAAGTATGCATGTGAAAAGTATCTAGAGTATGCACACCGTAGTTATGGTTTACCATTTACTGCTATCCGTCAAACTAACGCATACGGTCGTAAAGACAATAACTTCTTTGTTACTGAGCAGATCATTTATCAAATGCTGACTAATCCTAAAGAAATTAACTTAGGTTACGGCGAACCTTATCGTAACTTTATATACATTGACGACTTACTAGATGCATGGGAAACAGTTATTGAAAATCCGGATAAATGTGCGGGTGAAATTTTTTGCATAGGCCCTAACAATGCCATTAAGATTAAGGACTATGTGCAACTCATTGCTGATAAGATTGGTTGGGACGGCCATGTAAACTGGAATACAAAGCCAAAACGCCCGGGCGAGATTTATTTGCTTAACAGCACTAACAATAAGATTACTACTCGTTTGGGTTGGTATCCAAAAGTTGACCTCGATGAAGGCTTGGATCTTACTATTGCAGTTTGGAAAAATATCGTTGATAACAAATTAGAATTTAACGCTAAAAAGAAGTTTAGTATTGGGAAGTAATAACTCGGTTGACAAATCATGTGCTGATGCTATACTATTAACTAATGGAGCATAGGAGATAAGTGTGGCAAAAACTAAGCCAAAACGCAATCTTTCAATAAACGGAATGAGTATCCCTGAATGGGGACTTGTAAAGAAGGATATTAAACCTTTTAAGAACTCTAGTGGTGTACTAATGGATTACAAGCGATTGTTTCAATCTGCTATGTATTATGTTCACTACGAAGTGCCGTCCAAAACATTGCACGCTAGTTTTATCAAATATTGCGAACGCTTCGATAAAAAGAAATCGGCGATTCTTAAAATATTACCCGAATACGAATTTATGAGCGCAGGTAAGTATGCTTACCTTGCGCTTAAGGGCGCTGAACTCGATGATGACACAATTGCTCACCTAGAAAAGAAATATAACGAGCTTCTTATAAAGGCAGAAGCATTAACTAAAGTTAAATCAGCTGAGACTAAGCAAAAGGTAGTCGGCCCGGTTATTTCGATTCAAACACGAATGCGAGAGCAGGTCTCTGATCTTTGCGGTCAGTGGGACGAGTATGTTGACCAACTTTGTTTTGGTAAAGACTTTGACCTCTCTAAGTTTGATCCACACGCTCAAATGCAAGTATACAATAGTGGTGTGATTAAGGCTGCTCACGCTAAGATCATTAAAGATATGTATACTGGGCAGTACGAAGAAGCTAAAGAAGTAGTTGTTTGGAAAGACGAGCAACTAAAGGAAGGCTATGCTTACATGACTGCTAAAATGCGTAAAGACTTTCTTGCGTTTTTTGAAAAGATCATGACAGCCTGCGATACCTACATTAACACTGGTAAGGCAGTACGCAAGACTAGAGTTAAAAAAGCACCTAGCAAGGAGAAGCTAATTGCTAAGATCAAATATAAGGAAAGTGATCCTAGCATTGGTCTAGCAAGTATTAACCCACTTAGCATTATTGACTCTAACGTGCTATGGGTATATAATACAAAAAACCGTAAACTAGGTTGTTATGTAGCAGATTCGATGGGGCAAGTACTAAGTATTAAGGGTACCAGTATCATCGGATTCGACCCTAAAAAGAGTGTGTGTAAGACTGTGCGTAAACCAGAACTGCTCAAAGGCGCAGGCAAACTACCTAGAACTAAAATGCAGAAACAGTTTGATGAAATCCGCGCTACAGAAACATCTATGAATGGCCGTCTAAACGAACATATTATCCTGATTAGTACTTTCTAAAAAGATAAATAGTATCATGCCAGCAAATCAAATAGGATATAACAGTCGACAGGATCTAATTCGTGAACTACAATTGCGCCTCGCAGACGGTATTGTAGACGTTGAATTAGACCGTGATCACTACGATGTAGCAATCGATAATGCTCTTGCTAAGTATCGTCAGTTAAGTTCAGGGTCAGTTGAAGAAAGTCTCATCTTTATTCAAACACAAAAAGACGTAACAGAATATACTCTCCCAGACGAAGTACAAGAAGTTCGCAGACTGTATCGCAGAGGCATTGGTACTAACAGCGGCGGCGGCACTAACTTTGACCCATTTGATGTAGCATTTAACAACATGTATATGCTACAAGCAGGCCAGATTGGCGGCCTTGCTGTATTTGATGCGTTTGCACAGTACAAAGAAACAATTGGGCGTGTGTTTGGTAGCGAATACAATTTCCTCTGGAACCGCAACACCAAGAAACTAAAATTACTTCGTAACGTACAGCACGAAGAAGAAGTAATGATAGGTGTATATAACTTCATTCCAGAAGCTATTTTACTTAAAGATGTATATGCAAGTCCGTGGCTGGCTAGTTATGCGCTAGCAATGTGTAAGCATTACCTAGGTGAAGCTCGCAGCAAGTATACTAGTGGCTTACCCGGCGCAGGCGGCGCAATTCAGCTTAACGGCGCAGAACTAAAACAAGAATCACAGCAAATGCAAGAGCAGCTAAAGCAAGAACTCCATAATATGGAAGAAGGTAATAGTCCGCTTGGTTTTATCATAGGTTAAGAATGATTATTGGTCTAATTGGTTTTATCGGTAGCGGTAAAGATACGGCTGCACAAGAATTTGTAAAACTTGGTTGTAAAAAAGACAGTTTCGCCGCCCCACTAAAAGATATGTGTGCCGCAGTATTTGGATGGTCAAGAGAACTATTAGAAGGCGACACAATTGAAAGCCGTGAATTCCGTGAAACTCCTGATATGTTTTGGACTCGTAAGCTAGGCATTGATCATTTTACTCCGCGTCTAGCACTTCAACTTTTAGGTACAGATGTTCTACGCAATCAGTTCTCTCAAGATATTTGGTTAAATAGCTTAGAATATCGCATTAGAAAAAATACTCTTAACCGTGAATGTATTGTCATCAGTGATGCTCGTTTTAAAAACGAACTCGAACTAATTACAGAAATGGGCGGCAAGATTGTGTGGGTTCGCAGAGGCGAACTACCCGAATGGTACGACATCGCAGCCAGCGCACATACTGGTAATGCAGTAAGCCGCAAAATTATGCAGACACGTTACAGGGATATACATGAAAGTGAATGGAACTGGGTAGGCTTCAAACCTGACTACACCATTTTCAACACTGGTACGATTGAAGATCTACGTGACCGTGTACTTGAAATTAACTTAGATATTAAAAAACCTCGCCTAGTTGCAGTCTGAGGCTATTTAGCAAAAACCTTTCATTCTGTTGCACCCGGTAGTCAAATAATACCGGTTTTCTCCATTTTCGCATAAATACTTGCATAGGAAACACATTAACCTATTAACGGGAGAATAACATGGCAACATTAGTTTCACCTGGTGTAAGTGTAAGCGTTACCGACGAGAGCTTTTATGCTCCTGCCGGTACCGGAACTGTTCCTCTTATCGTAATTGCAACAGCGCAAGATAAGAGCACTCCAGATGGTAGTGGTACAGCAGCTTATACTACAGCAGCAACAGCAGGCAAGGTACAATTGATTACCAGCCAAAGAGACCTGCTAACAAATTTTGGTAATCCAATTTTCAAGACCAGCGGTGGTACTCCACTACACGGTCATGAGCAAAACGAATACGGCCTAATGGCAGCTTATAGCTTCTTAGGTATTGCAAACCGCGCATATGTATTACGTGCTAACATTGACTTAGATCAGCTAACAGCAAGAGCAACTGCTCCTTCAGCTGAAGCAGCTAGCGGTGCATATTGGTTAGACACAGCTAACACTGTATGGGGTTTGAAGCGTTGGAGCGGCAGTGCATGGGTACGCCAAACTGTTAAAGTTCCAGCATCTAGCGACATGGACTCGCCAACAAGCATCAAGCCAGCTTATGGTAAAGATGGCGAATTTGCAGCACTATATTTTGTAAATACCGGTGATACTGCAAGCACTATAACATTACATCAGAAAGTTTCTGGGTCATGGTACAAGATTGGCACAGCAGGTTGGGATAGCGCAAGCGGTAAAGACTTCCAATTAGCACGTCATACTAGCTTACCTTCAACTAAGAGCGGCGGTGGATCACTAGCAGATGGTGACTTAATGCTACAAGTTAATAGTCCAAATAACGGTACAAGCATTGTAGTTAAAGTTTACAATGCATCTACTGGACAGTGGACATCAGAAGCAATAGAGCAATGGGTTTCATCAAGATCTGCTTTTGCAGCATATGGATCTAACCTAAGCGAAGGTGATCTATGGGCAGATTTTATCGATGATGATGCAACAATTATACTACGCCGCCACAACGGTAATAGCAGTTTAACTGTTACATCGAGTGCAGTTCTTAGCGATACAGCTACCGATCTAACCGGTCATAGCGGAGCAGTAGCGTTCTCAATTACAGTTAACGAAGGTACAGCAGTAGATGTTGAACTTTCGAGCGATGCTGATAGTGACGGCAATGCTAGCGTTGACGATATCGTTGCCGACATCAACAGCGCATTATCACTAGCAAACGCAACAGTTAGCTTTACATCAACTGTACTTGCAAGCAACGTTAACGGCAGAATCCGTATTGTTGATACCGCAGGCAGAGATATTCTACTTGAGGCTGGTAACGTAGCAGGATTTGGTCCTGCAAACCTAAACCTAACAGCAGACGAAGTCTATACAAACTGGGAAGAACTAAGCTATGAAGCAAGTTCTACCGCAGTAGTAGGTGAAACCGCTAACGGTACATTATGGTATGATAACGTGATCAGTGCGGATAACATTGACATTCTTATCAATGATTCCGAAGACGGTTGGGTTACATACACTGGAGACATCCAAGTAACAGCGTCTGAACCAACTAAGCAAAGCGATGGTTCAACTACACTAGCAACAGGCGACCTATGGATTGACGGTGGCGATTTAGAAAACTTCCCTGTAATTTATAAGTGGAGCGCAGATGATGAGTGGGTTCTCGTTGATAACACTGATCAAGTAAGTGGCGACGGTATTGTGTTCGGTGATTTCCGCCCACGTGCAGACACATTATCGACTGTAATGGACGGCGGTCACCCACCTGAGTCTCAATATCCAATCGGTATCTTGGCATGGAACAAGCGTGCTAGTGGCGGTAACGTTAAAGAGTATAACGAAGTATACATTGTAAGCGGTAATGATATTGGTCCTAAATGGGTTGACTATTCAGGTAACAAGCCAGACGGCTCACCTTATATGTTGCGTAAAGCTCAACGTGCAGCAATTGTACGTCAAATGCAAGCAGCGGTAGCAGCTAGCGAAGAAGCGAGAAACGAAGTAAATCGTTTCAACTTAATCGCTTGCCCAGGTTATCCTGAATTAATTGACGAGTTAGTAAACTTAAACGTTGATCGTAAGGAAACTGCATTTATCATTGCTGATGCTCCATTACGTTTATCTTCAAGTGCAAGTGCTACACAAGCATGGGCTACTAACAGTGCCAATGCTGACGGCAACGGTGAAGATGGCTTAGTAACAAGCTCACCATACGTGGGTGTTTATTATCCACACGCATTAACAACTAACATTGATGGTACAAATGTTCTACAACCAGCAAGTCATATTGCTCTACGTACATTAGCATTTAACGATCAGGTTGCCTTCCCATGGTTTGCACCAGCTGGCTTCCAACGTGGTCTAGTAAGCAATGCTACTAGCGTAGGTTACTTAGATGCAGCAAGCGCAGAATATGTATCAGTTGCACTAAGCGAAGGACAACGTGATAGCTTGTATGTTAACAAGATTAACCCAATTGGTAACTTCCCAGGCCGCGGCCTAGCAGTGTTTGGTCAGAAGACTCTAAACCCTGTTTCAAGTGCATTGGATCGTGTTAACGTAGCACGTCTAGTTGTTTACATTCGTGAACGCTTAGACGATATTATGAAACCATTCTTGTTTGAACCAAATGACGAAATTACACGTCAGAATGCTAAGGTTGTAGTTGACCGTTTCCTAGGTCAGTTAGTAACACAGCGCGGTTTGTTTGACTTCTTAACAGTGTGTGATACAACAAACAACACACCTGCAAGAATTGATCGTAATGAACTACACATTGACATCGCTATTCAGCCAGTCAAAGCAGTTGAGTTTATTTACATTCCAATTCGCATCCAGAATACACTGGGCGC